ATGGCGACGCTTCGGGGCGGTTGACGCAGGGCCAGAACATGCGCCCTCCGCAACGTCCTGGCATGGACGAGATGCGCCGCCGCGGCCGGTTCGATCGCGGCATGTCGGGCGACACCATGCAGACCCAGGCGCCCAGCGGGCCGTTCGGCGGAGCCAGCCTGTACCCCGGCATGAACCCGGGGCTGAACCCCGAGATGCGCCCAGGCATGATGCCGCCGGCGCAGCCGGCCATGCCCGCTGCGCGCCCTGTCTCCACGTTCCCCGACGCCATGCCGGCCGGAGCCAACAGCGACATGACGGCTTTCCGCGCCGCGCGCGCGGGGGGTGCCCCCATGAAGAAGGGCGGCAAGGTCGACTCCTACGCCAAGGGCGGCACCGTGCGTGGCTGGGGTCTGGCGCGCGGCGGCCGCAAGGTCAAGATCGTCTAAGGGGGCGACGTGGCAACATCCGGCACCGCGACCTTCAATCTGGATCTCGTCGAGCTGATCGAAGAGGCGTTTGAGCGCGCGGGCGCCGAGATGCGTTCCGGGTATGACATGCGCACCGCCCGGCGGTCGCTGAACCTGCTCTTCGCAGACTGGGCCAACCGCGGCCTGAACATGTGGACGTTCGAACAGGGGTCTCAGGTGCTGACGGCGGGCACGGCCACATACAACTTGCCTGCGGACACGGTGGATTTGCTGGAGCATCAGCTGCGCACCGGAGCGGGCAGCCAGTACACCCAGGCGGATTTGACGTTGTCTCGCATCAGTGTGTCGACGTATGCGTCGATCCCGAACAAGTTGTCGCAGGCGCGGCCGATCCAGATTTTCATTGAGCGCCTGACGACGCAGCCTCGCTTCACCGTGTGGCCGGTGCCTGACGACGTGCAGACGTACACCGTCGTGTACTGGCGCCTGCGCAGGATCCAGGACGCGAGCGACGGCACCAACACCATGGACGTCCCGTTCCGGTTTCTGCCGGCGCTGGTGGCTGGATTGGCGTACTACTTGGCCCTCAAGCTGCCGGAGGGCGCCGAGCGTCTGGAGACGCTGAAGGCGCAGTACGACGAAGCGTGGATCCTGGCCATCGACGAGGACCGTGAGAAGGCGTCGGTGCGCTTCGTGCCAAGGGTCTTGCGGTGAGCTCGAAGTTCGCCTCTGGCAAGTACAGCATCGCCATGTGCGATCGCTGTGGCCAGAAGCGCATGCTTAGCGAGCTGAAGTCGGAGGTGGTCAAGACCAAGCCGTACAAGGTGTTGGTCTGCCGCGAGTGCTGGGACCCGGATCACCCGCAGCTGCTCCTGGGCATGTTCCCGGTTGAGGACTCGCAGGCGGTGCGCAACCCGCGGCCCGACACCACCTACTGGACGTCCGGGCTGGGAGCAGATGGGTATCCGACAGGGGGCTCCAGAGACATCCAGTGGGGCTGGCGCCCTGTTGGGGGTGCGAGGTTTTACGACAGCAGCTTGACACCAAACGACTTGGTGCTGCGGCTGGAAGTGGGTACAGTATCGGTCGTTGTCACGTAAGGAGTTGACATGGAAGCCAAAGCAGCCGTGCGCAAGCACGAAAAGAACATGCACCCGGGCAAGACGCCGACGTTTCGCGCCGGTGGCAAGACCAACTCGGACATGCTGAAGATGGGGCGCAACATGGCCAAGGTTGCGAACCAGAAGTCCCCTGGTCGTCGCGGGGGCTGAGATGGCCGCGTACAAGTCAGCGAAGAAGGCATCCAGCCCGGTGGTTGGTACGGAGCCTGTCAAGACCAACCTGCGCGAGACCGCGGTCGGTGTGGCCAACAGCCGCTCCCAGGCGTATCCGGAGACGAAGCGCTCGGGTATCAAGATCCGCGGCACGGGGGCGGCCACTCGCGGTGTGACGGCGCGCGGCCCGATGGCGTGACAGCATGAACCTGACGGAACTCACAGCTGCCGTAGTGCAGTTCACGGAAAACGACGAAGCCAGCTTCGTCGCCAACATTCCGTTGTTCATCCGTCAGGCGGAGCAGCGCATCTACAACACAGTGCAGTTCCCGTCGTTGCGCAAGAACGTGACTGGGCAGACCTCGGCCAATGTCAAGTACCTGCAGTGCCCTTCCGACTTCCTGGCCTCGTATTCGATGGCGGTGATCACGGGCACAGCGCCAAACGAGACGTACGAGTTCTTGCTGAACAAGGACGTCAACTTCATTCGGCAGGCGTACACCAATCCGGCCGCCACGGGGGTGCCGCGGTACTACGCGCTGTTCGGCCCCAACAGCTCGTCGGAAGACTCTCTGGTGTTCTTGCTGGGCCCCACCCCTGCGGCTGCGTATTCGATCGAGCTGCATTACTTCTACTACCCGGAGTCCATCACGGTGGCTGCGGACGGTACGACGTGGCTGAGCAACAACTTCGACTCTGTGCTCTTGTACGGCACGCTGGCGGAAGCGTACACGTACATGAAGGGCGACCCGGACATCTTGTCGTACTACATGACCCGCTACGAGGACGCATTGGCAATGGCCAAGCGTCTGGGTGACGGCATGGAGCGGCAGGACGCGTATCGCTCCGGGCAGGTCCGACTGCCGGTGACTTGACATGGCGATTCAGCAAGGCGTCACCAACAGCTTCACTGCAGAGCTCCCGCAAGCGCTGCACAACTTTGCCGTCTCCGGCGGAGACGTGTTCATGCTCGCGCTGTACACGGGTGACGCCAGCCTGGGCCCCACGACGACCGCATACTCCACGGACAACGAGGTGCAGGGTGTTGGGTACGTCGCGGGGGGCAAGCAGCTGACGATCTCCGTAGGCCCCACAAACGGCACCAGCGCGGTGTATTGGTCGTTCGACAACGTGGTGTGGGACCCTGCCGCGTTCACTGCCCGCGCGGGGCTGATCTACAACGCCACCAACGGCAACAGGTCTGTGTGCGTGCTGGATTTCGGTGCGGACAAAACCGCTGCGCTGACGTTCGAGGTGCAGATGCCGCCTGCGACGGACACGGCCAGCATTCTTCGACTTCTGAAAGGGGCCTCCCTATGAGCAACGAACTCAGCATCGCCGGCGACAACACGTTCAGCGGGCTTCTGGCACGGTCCCAAGCGGCCGAACCTGCGCGCGCCACGGGCCATTACTACGTCGAGTGCTTCGACAAGGACGGCAACCTCAAGTGGACGGCGGAGACTCCCAACCTTGTGGTCAACGTCGGCTTGCAGTACATGGCGGGTGTGGCGCTCACTTCGACGGCGCAGATCACGACGTGGTACCTTGGCTTGTACGGTGCGGGTGCATCCAACAGCCCGGCGGCTGGCGACACGGCCAGCTCGCACGCTGGGTGGACGGAAGTCACGGCATACAGCGAGTCTGTGCGGCAGACCGCCACGTTTGCCGCAGCAACCAACGCCAACCCCTCGGTGGTCACGAACTCGGCCAGCAAAGCCACGTTCTCGATCAATGGCACCACGACTGTCGGCGGCGCATTCCTGATCAGCAACAGCACCAAGGGCGGCACGACCGGAACGCTCTTCTCAGCGGCGGACTTCTCGTCCCCGGGGGATCGTTCAGTTGTGAGCGGTGATGTGCTGACGGTGACGTACACCTTCAGTCTGTCGGCCTAATAGGGGGCCCCCGTGGCGGAAGGCGGCTGGGGCTCCGGCGCGTGGGGGCAGGCTGCCTGGGGGCAGTCGGTATTCGATCGCGCAGCCGACGAGACCGGCGTTGGCGCGGACGCGCCGAGCAGCACGACGACGCGTCCTGCAGCAGTCTCCGAGACTGCATCGGGTGCCGACACTCCTGCCGCCGCGACTACCCTGGCGTCTGCAGTCTCGGAGACTGCGTCGGGGGCGGATCTCCTAAGCGCCGAGGCTTCTTTTGCTGCGGCTGTCTCCAATAGTGCTGCGGGGGCAGATGCGGTCGCTGGCGGTCTTGTACAGCCAACGGCGGTTTCAGAAACCGCTTCTGGCGCAGACAGCCCAGCGGCCACTATTTCACGTGGGGGCGCCGTTGCGGAGACAGCGTCCGCAGCAGATGCGGTGTCTGCGGCAGCTACGGCGGCTTCGGCAACGCAGGAGAGTTTGAGTGGTGCGGACGCACTGCTTGCCACGGCCTCTTTTGCTTCAGCATCTGCGGAAACCGCTACTGGCGCAGACCAAGTCGATGCTGAAGTCATCGGCATTCTGGATGCGGTTGTGGCGGAAGCAGTGGCCGCATCCGATGCGGTGTCTGCATTGGTGTTCAGCACCTACGCTGCGGCGCTCCAGGAGTCCGCGGCTGCTGCAGATGCGGTGTCGTGCCTTGTGTCTGCTGCGGTAAGTGCCGCGGACAATGCTTCCGGGCAAGACACGGTTGCGGCAAGCAACCTGTATGCAGGAGTGTGCGCGGAGAGCGCAAATGCAACAGACGCTGTTGATGGCGGCTTCTTGTGGAACATCATCGGAACGACACAGAACGCGGGGTGGAGTGCGGTGTCAACTCCTGAGAGCGCAGGGTGGTCCGCCATTTCTGCAACACCGTCCACGGCGTGGACTCTGACCAAGACGAACGAGTGACCTATGGCTACTTCTTACACATCGCTGTTGGGGCTCGCACTGCCCGTGCAAGGGGAGCAGCAGGGTACGTGGGGCGATCTCGTCAACAACTCGATCACAAGTTTGCTGGACACCGCAGTTGCTGGCACCACGACGCTGTCGACCGATGCGGATGTCACTCTTTCCACGACGACGGGGGCATCCAACCAAGCACGTCAGCAGATTTTGCTGTGGACTGCTTCGGGGTCCGTGACGCGCAACATCACTGCGCCGGCGCAGAGCAAGACGTACTTCGTCATCAACGCCACGGGCGGTTCGCAGTCGATCGTGGTGCGAGGAGCGGGGCCCACGACGGGGGTCACAGTTGTGGCCGGCGAGCGCTGCACGGTGGCGTGGAACGGCTCCGACTTCGTCAAGACGGGCTCCAGTGTGGCGCTGCTGACCTCGGTGTCCGGCACGTTGCCAGTGGCAAATGGTGGCACTGGTGCTACGACGTTGACGGGGTTGCTTGTCGGGAATGGCACCAGCGCAGTTACCGCGGTCACGGCCCCGTCCGGCGCGGTTGTTGGCACCACGGACACGCAGACGTTGAGCGGCAAGACGCTGACGGACCCTGCAATCACGGGGACCATCCTGGAGGACGTGTACACGGAGACCACGGCCAGCGCTACGCTGACGATCGATCCCGGTAACGGGTCGATCCAGGCCCTCACGCTTGGGCAAAGTGCCACCAGCGTGTCGTTGACCAACTTTGCAGCTGGCGAAGGGGTCACAGTCATGATCGCCGATGGCACCGCGTACACGATCACCTGGAGCACGAGCGTCACGTGGGTCGGCGGCACGGCCCCGACGCTGGCCACCAGCGGCTACACCGTGATCGAGCTGTGGAAAGTCGGAAGCGTCGTTTATGGCGCCCGCGTTGGAGATGTCGCATGATGCTCGCGCACGCATTGAGAGCAGCTGGCGGCGGCGGCGGAACGCCAGCAGGGCAACAAGCCTGGACCACGGCGCAGTCCACGACCTGGACCGTGCCGGCCGGCGTCACGTCGGTTTGCATTCTGTGCATCGGGGCTGGCGGTGGGACGCAGGCTTCTGACGGGTCAGACGCCTCCGATGGCGCCGGCGGTGGCGCGCTTTCCTACTCGAACAATGTCGCTGTCACGCCCGGTGAGTCATTGACTGTTGAAGTTGGCAGCAACATCGCCAATCATGACGGTGGCGACTCCTTTGTTCGTCGCTCCACCACTACTCTGGTCCTGGCTAAGGGCGGCGGGCGAGGGCGAAGGCTTAGTTCCGCAGGTCAAGGCGGCGCAGCGGCTTCTGGCGTTGGGGATGTCAAATACTCCGGCGGTAATGGTTCTGAAACCAGCGCCAGTAACGGTGGTGGCGGCGGCGGCGCGGCAGGCTACGCCGGCAACGGCGGGAATGGGAGCACAGACACCGGCTCTAGGGCGGCGACCAACAGCGGTGGCGGCGGTGGCGGCAGCTCTTGCGACGGCGGCGGCGGCGTTGGCCTTCTTGGCATCGGATCTACTGGCGGGTCTTCGTCTTCCGGAGGCATCGGCGGATCTGGGGGCGCGAATGGAACCGCCGGTGTAAGCAACGCTGGCGGGGCTGGCGGTGCCTATGGCGGCGGCGCTGGCGGCGCAAACCGCACTGCCGCGTCCGGCGCTGCCGGCGGCGTCGGCGCAGTCCGCATCATCTGGGGCACGGGCCGGTCTTACCCGAGCAACGCGGCCGACGTTTAAGGAGCAGGCATGTACGTGAAGATTGTCAACGGCCAAGTGGCCCAGTACCCCTACAGCGTTTCTGCGCTG